GAAACTGAGATAACAATTACAAGCAGCTTAAATGGCGATTATTACGATACCATAAACGCAACTTTTGTAAATGGAGATTTTAGCCTTATTAAAGATACCTTTTATACTTTGGAAATTAGGAACGGAGCAACGGTAGTGCATAAAGACAGAATCTTTGTAACTGACCAAACGCCTGTAGTTAATTATTCCGTAAATGATGGCGAGTACATATCTAACGTCAGCACAAATGAATTTATAATGTATGAGTAACAACGTTCACATATTAGAGCTATCAGGTTATGAAGCTCCTGTAATTAAAGAATCTAAGCGAGACAATTGGGTTGAGTACGGAGATGACAATAATTACTATGGCTATCTAATCGACAGATACACAAATAGCACAACAAATAACGCTATAATCAACAACGTTATCCGCTTAGTATATGGCAGAGGCCTATCAGCTACAGATGCGAATAGAAAGCCTAATGAGTACGCTCATATGATGGCGCTATTGAGCAAGGAATGCGTAAGGCATTTATGCACAGATATAAAACTACTAGGCCAATGCGCAATGCAGGTAATCTATACAAAGGATAGAAAAAAGATTGCTCAAGTACACCATATACCTGTACAATTATTGCGAGCCGAAAAGTGCAACGAAAACGGCAAAATAGAAGCTTATTATTATTCAGACGATTGGACAGATACAAAGAAATATAAACCTAAAAGAATTAGCGCTTTTGGATGCTCAAATGATCCTATTGAAATATTTTTCGTAAAGCCTTACAGCGTAGGTTTAAAATACTACGCATTAGTAGATTATACAGGCGGCATTCCTTACGCAGTTTTAGAAGAGGATATAAGCGAGTATCTAATTAACGAGGTTGAAAATGGGTTCTCAGGTCGCTCAGTTGTAAATTTTAACAATGGAATACCAAGCGAGGAGCAGCAGCTAATGATTAAGAATAAGGTTGTTTCTCAGCTTACAGGAATGAGCGGCGAGAAGCTGATTGTAGCATTTAATAACAACAGCGAATCCAAGACAACAGTCGACAGTATGCCTGTCAATGATGCGCCTGACTTATACTCAACTCTTAGCGAGGAATGTTTAAGAAAAATCATGCTTTCTCACAATGTCACGAGTCCGCTTTTATTTGGAATTGCAAGCAGTAACGGATTCTCAAGCAATGCTGATGAATTAAAAGACTCATTTGCGCTTTTCTCAAACATGATAATTGCACCAATGCAGGAGATGTTGCTAGATGCTTTTGAGCAGATTCTAGCCTATAATGGAATCAGTTTAAATCTATTCTTTAGAACCTTAAAGCCTTTGGAGTTTGTAGATTTAGAGAATGCTGTTACTGAGGAGCAAGTACAAGAGGAAACAGGCGTTGAATTAAACAAAGATTTTTCAGATAAAGAAGGAGAGCAAATCCTTGACCATTTAGAAGGCGAAGAGATTGACGAAAATTGGGAACTTGTAGATGAGCGAGCTTTTAAAAATGAAAACGGAGATTTAGACGAATGGATTGAGGAAATAGATAACAAAAAAAGCAAGCTTAGAAAGTTAGCAGATGTTATTAAGTCTTTTCCTAGCAGAAGCAGCCAATTAGATAAATCAATCTATAAGGTACGTTACAAATATTCGCAAAAATATAGCTCAGGCAATTCTAGAGATTTCTGTAAAACAATGATGGCTAGAACAAACAGAGGAGTTGTTTATAGATTAGAGGATATTGACAAGGCATCTAGAGAAGGCGTAAATAAAAAGCTAGGGCATAAAGGGCAGAGTTACGATTTATTTAAATTTAAGGGCGGTGTCAACTGTGGACATTATTGGTCTGAGCAACTGTATCGCCTTAAAAAGAAAAAAGACGGCTCATACTATGAGGATAAAGCTTTGAGCAGCTCTGAGGAAGTGGAAAGCATACCAAAAAGCTATAAGCCTACGCCTAGAGGAAGGCAGCAGGCCAAGATTGCTCCAAAGGATATGCCTGACAATGGACATCACCCAAATTATAAAGGTTAAAACATGGCAAAAGCATTACTTATTTCACGAGCTGACCTAGTCAAATTCACATCAGCAAATGGCAACATAGATACTGATAAATTCATTCAGTATATTTCGCAGGCTCAGGACATTCATATACAAAATATGACAGGAACGGATTTGCTAGAAAAGATACAAGCAGATATTATTGCAGGAACGCTTGCAGATCCTTATTTAAGCCTTTTAACAGATTATATTAAGCCTTGTTTAATCCATTATGCAATGGTTATGTATCTGCCTTACGGAGCTTATACCATAGGCAACAAAGGAATTTATAAGCATGGCAGCGAAAACAGCGAAACAGCAAGTAAAGAAGAGGTAGATTTTTTAAGAGAGCAAGAAAGGCAAACAGCAGAATATTACAAACAGAGGTTTATTGACTATATATGCGATAACAGTACGTTATTTCCTGAGTATTCAAGCAACACAGGATCCGACGTAAATCCAAGTACAGACAATGGCTTTGCAGGTTGGGTTTTATGAAAAGAAAATATACAGCAAAGGAAAAGAACGTAAAGCGTTTAGAAACATTTTTAAATAAATATTATGGCAGAAATACGGATAAGCCAATTAACGGCAAAGGCAAGTAATTTAGCAAATACAGACGAATTTGCAATAGCTGAAGATGATGGCGCAGGTGGTTATGTTTCTAAAAAGATAACAGGCGCAGAATTAAAAAACAGTAGCTTAATATTTACAACTAATAGCACTTACAATTTTAGTTTAGTAGATGCGAATAAGACCGTGTTTTTGGCAGATGCTACAAGCGTAATTGCAAGAATACCTAACAACACTTCGGTTGCTTTTGATATAGGAACACGGATAGAACTAATACAAAACGATAGCGGAAGCGTTCAAATAGTACCTGTAAGCGGTGTAACATTAAAAAGCGAAGGCGCAAAAGATAGCTTGTCAGCGCAGTATTCACAAGCAACACTATTAAAAACTGACACGAATACTTGGTATTTATTCGGTGAAATAACAACATAAGAAAATGGCAAATACAATAGATTGGGGACAAGCAGCGGTAAATAATACCATTGACTACGGACAAGGCGCAATAGACAATACTATAAATTGGGGTAAAAGTCAAACATTATCTCCAAGCGGAGAAACTAACATAACAGGAACGCCAAGTACACCAAGTTTTCAGAACTTAAATTCGTTTAGCTTTGACGGAGTAGATGAATACTTTTTAGGCACATCTACTTATTCAGAGTTAGATGGGCAAAACAATTTTACCTTTAGTTTTTGGATTAAACCAACAAATTTAAACAATACAAAAGTTGTTTTTTCAATTGGTAATGGCAATGCAGATACAAGAGCGCAACAATTCTTTCTTCAAATTTCAGCTACAGGACAAATGGTTTTTTATTTGACAACAATGGGTTATTATTGTACGTCTATTAATTCGGCAATTAGTTCTAATCAATGGCAACACGTTTTAATTTCTAGAGACGATAATGGAGCAATAGGAAGTAAGGCAAAAATATTTGTAAATAGTGTTGATGTAACTAATAGCGAAAATACGAGATTTTGGACAAACACAGCAAACGCAACAACATCTTTATATATTGGTGAACATACAAATGGTTATGCAAATCCATTTTTAGGTAACATTGATGAATTTGCAATATGGAGTGGAACAGACCAAAGAGCAAACGTAAGTGAGATTTATGGAGGCGGTCAAGCCGTAGACCTTAACAACCTTGCAACTGCGCCACAACCAACAACTTGGCAGAGATTTGGAGACAATGGCGCAGTTTGGAATGGCGCAACTTGGACAATGACAGATGTAAATGGAGGTTATACCAATAGGTCTATAAATATGGTAGAAGCCAATAGAACAACAGACGTACCAACTGCATCAACTTTTAGTAATACACAAAGCATATTGCTTGATGGTGTTGATGACTTTGTAGAAGTAGCCGATGCTGACAATTTAAGTTTTGGTAATGGTACTACTGATTCGCCTTTTAGTATTTCTACGTGGATTAAAATAGGTCAAACAACTGCACAAGGTATTGTAACAAAATATGGTTCAAGTAGTAGTACGAGAGAATATTTATTCTATACTACAGGAGGTAAATTAAGATTATTATTTATAGATGCGTCAAATGGAGCAAATAACTTTGCAACAGGAACAACTAATTTATCAACTAATACTTGGTATCACGTTTCTTGTACTTATGATGGCAGAGGTGGTTCTACTGCATACAATGGAATCACTCTTTATATTAATGGAGTTGCAGAATCCGTAACAACAAGCGGAGGTTCATATACTGCAATGTCAAACACAAGCCAAAGAGTAGAGATAGGCAAATATTCAACAAATGAACTTTTAGGCAACATTGACGAGGTTTCTGTATTCAATTCAGAGTTATCTCAAAGTGATGTAACAACTATTTATAATGGTGGCGTACCAAATGACATATCTTCTTTAAGTCCTTTAAGTTGGTGGAGATGTGGCGATGGTGACACAAGCCCTACATTGACAGATAACGGTAGTGGAGGTAATGATGGAACAATGACAAACTTTTCAACTTTTAGTACAGACGTACCAACATAAACACGAATTAATAAATAAAAAAATGAGTACAAGAATAGCAGAAACATACGCAATAATAAACATTGCAGATTTAGGAAACATTGACTTTGCACAAGTTGGTGAAACTGACGAAAACACGATTCGTAAAAGCCTAGACGAAACACAATTTGTAATTAAGTACAATGCAGAACCTACGTTTATAGCAGACGGAACTGTAACGCCTTTACAAACTTTAACACACGCAGAAGCTTTAACTTTAATGTCTTCAGCAGAATGGTCTGAATCTATACTTGTAGAATAATGCACACTAAAGTTTTAGCAATATTATATTTTGTGTTTGGCTACATTGCAGCCTTTGGAATGTTCTACGATAATACTTTTCACGTAAAAGCTATTGGGTGCTTTCTTGCAATTTACCTAACATACCAACTTACCGAACAACTTGAACAATGAAAACGCAGTTACTAATATTACAACTAAAACTAAAGACTTACTCTATGCAGCTGCTTGCAATTATTTCATCTTTTTTTATGCCTATCAGCGGGATCCTGATTTTAATCGGTGTTTCTGTAATTGTTGACACTATCACAGGCGTTTGGAAATCTAAAAAATTAGGCACACCAATAACTTCAAGAAAATTAAGCGCAGTAATTAGCAAAATACTTTTGTATGAAGTTACCGTAATGCTATTCTATTTGATAGACTATTACATTATCAACGACATAGTGTTAACATTTTTTTCTGTTGAATTGCTGATCACTAAAATACTTGCTTTAGTTTTAGTAAGTATTGAAGTAATTAGTCTGAACGAAAATATAAAAGCGGTTAAAGGCATCGACATTTGGGACTCATTAAAGAACCTATTTGCTAGAGCAAAAGAAGTTACGCAAGACTTTAAAGACATAAATGCGAAAGATAAATAAAATCATAATTCATTGCACGGCGACTCCTGAGGGGCGCGAGCATGACGTAGCTGACATAACTAGATGGCATAAAGCAAGAGGATTTAACACAATAGGCTACCATTTCCTCATACATATCGATGGTACAATAGAGAGAGGCCGAAGCATAAAGAAATCAGGCGCTCATACATCAGGGCAAAATCAGGATTCTATAGGGATCGCATACGTTGGAGGCATGACTAAAGACATGAGCAAGGCTAAAGATACACGAACAACAGCGCAAAAAGATTCTTTAATTAAACTCATGATTGAATTAATATATAAATACAATGCAGATATGCAGATTTTTGGACACAGAGACTTCGCCAATAAAGCCTGCCCATCATTCAATGCAAAGCTAGAGTATGCGAATTTATAGTCTTATTTGCGTTTTAACGCTGTTTAGCTGTTCAGCGAACTATCACTATAGGAAGGCGCTTAAAAAGGGCTTAGAACCGATTATATCAAGCGACACAATTAGAATTGCAACTATTGACAGTATTCCTATTGTTGTTCACGATACTATTGTATACGAACGCTACTTTTCGTCAAAAGATACCGTAATACACTATGAAAACGTTTTTGTGCCGAAGACAAGGTTAGAAACACGAATAGAATATAAGATACATAGAGATACTGTAAGGCTAGAGACAAGAGTAGAAGTACAAAGAGCTAAAGCGCAGAAGCAACCGAATTATTTTTGGTTAATTATCGGAGTTTGTGCGCTAGGCTTTTTGATGTATCTAGCAGGCAAGGTTGTAAATAAATTCTTATGAATAAAAGATATAGGTTAACAGTTGACGAGCAGCAATTAATATTCCAATATAGAGGCGTTAAGGCAGCAGCTGAGCAGGCAGGCGTAGATGTTGAAAGCGTAAAACATGGATGGCTTAAAACAAAAGATGCTAGCCTATTCTTTAAAAACCCATTACATAAAGACGAATCACAAAAGCAGCTAGAGGAGCTTAGTAAACAGCTTATAAAAGATTTAAAAGAATTTGCTCCTGTATATCCTGAGATAAAAAGAAAGCTCGGTAAAAAGGAGCATTTGTTGGTCTTGGATCCTGCTGATATTCATATTGGCAAACTTGCAGATTCATTTGAAACAGGAGAAACATATAACAACCAAATAGCTGTAAAGAGAGTTAAGGAAGGCGTACAAGGCATTCTAAACAAAGCGCAAGGGTTTCCAATAGATAAGATTTTATTTATTGGCGGTAATGATATTCTGCACATAGATACGCCTCACAAAACCACAAGCGGAACACCGCAAGACACAGACGGACAATGGTATTCTAATTTTCTAATAGCTAAACAGCTTTATGTAGATGTATTGCTGCAATTGATTGCGGTTGCAGATGTGCATTTTACTTTTAATCCGTCTAACCATGACTACCAAAGCGGTTTTTTCTTGGCAGACGTTATACAAACCTATTTCCAAAACAATAAAAATATCACATTTGATTGCTCAATAGCTCATCGTAAAGGCTACAGATACGGAAATAATCTCATAGGGACGACTCATGGCGATGGCGCTAAGCAGGCAGATTTGCCTTTGTTAATGGCTCAAGAATTTCCTATTAAATGGAGTAAAACAAAACACAGATACGTTTACACCCATCATGTTCACCACAAGCAAAGCAAAGATTACGCAGGTGTAACTGTGGAAAGCTTGCGATCCCCATCAGCGACGGACTCATGGCATCACAGAAAAGGATTTCAGCACGCTCCTCAGGCGGTTGAAGGCTTTATACATCATTATCAAAACGGCCAAATAGCTAGGCTTACGCATCTTTTTTAGATAAAATTGTTAATTTCTTTTGTAAATTGTTAATAATCTAAATAATTGTTATATATTTGTAAGACAAATAATTTATTTAACACTATAAAGATGAACAGAACAGAAAAATTAAAGCTTTTATTAGAAATTGAAGAGGCAAGATTTAGCTTTTATCAAAAAGCAAATGAGGCGGAATGGTCAAATTCTTGGGGATTAGGTTCAGAATTTGAATCTATACGCAACAAAAACAAGCACGACATAGAAATATATCAAATGTGCATAGACAGATTAAACAAAAGATTTACTAAACAACTAAAAACACTTAAATAAATAGATTATGAAACATAAAACTATAAAAGATTTATTTGCACACTTAAAAGATCAGGCAAATGAGGAAATTGACTTCGGCAATAGCAAAGAAAAACAATATGGATATGGCATAAAATATTGCATTGGAAAAATTGAGGAATTTTGCAAAGAACATAAAATAATTTTAAATAAATAGATATGAAAGACACAATACTTGGCGCTTTATGCGTATGCAGCTTAATAGTTATATTTTATTACACACTTTTAATTTTTGGATAATGAATAATACACACGAATTTTTAAACGATTTAGGAAGCTCAGATTTTGAATCATGGGTTTTAGTAAACAAAGCTTTTAATTTGTTTTGTAAAGGAGAGGAGATAATGGAATGCGGATTTAATAAGCAAAGCGGTTACGTTTATATTGCTTTAGAAAATGGGATAAGCATTGCTTCGTGTTTTGGGCAAGAGGTTGAATATATTGTATATGACTTTGAAACAGGAGACGAAGAATTTTTTGATGAGTACGAACAAGCTTTAAATTATGAACATGAGCAATAAAATAGAAATAAGAAAAAGATTGCATGATATTAATACGTTCATGTCAACAGCAGACAATGAAACATTCCTCTGCGGAAAAGATGAATACGGTAAAGATTTTACTTTAACCTTTGACACAATAGAGCTACTTGAATGGCTAGATACTGATTACATGAAGCAGCAGGCCAAGAAATACATCAAAAGCTTATGATTGAAATAGAATACCAAGACGATGACAGCGTAGTCTTTTATGTTGGAGAGGTTGCTTATCAGGTAGCCATAGATATAGAGATAGGGTCCGAGCAATATCCTGTAAGCTTTAACTCAATGAATGATGAGATAACATGGGCAGAATCAGATACAATTTACTATACCGTTCTGCCTGATACATTGCTTCAGGATGGCAGAGAATACTCAGATACAAATCTTTGTAATAAATTAGAAAAACTTTTAAATGATGAATGATCCTTTTAAACTAGAATTTTGGGATAACTTTAATGACTCCCTATATTTTGATTACTTAATGCACCAAACAATGCTAAACACTTATAGAATAACTTACAAGACTTACAAAGGCAGCGACACAAGCGCTCCTGTAAGCTATGCAATAAAATATGTCAAAGGATATAATAAACAGGATGCAAAGGCTGCATTCAACTTGTGGAAGGAACTTATAATAAAAATTGAACAATGCGATTAATGGAAGCTATTTACTGCGCGCTTATAACTTGGATTTATGGAAGGACTAATGATTAAAACAATGGAACTCATAAAAAGAGATGGGTTAAGGGAAAAATCGCGAAGAAGAGATTTAGTTGCAAAAAGGCAATATTTATATTATACATTAAGGCGCAACGGTATTATACTTAGAGTCATTGCAAATATGTTTGATGTTCATCATGCAAGCATCATACATGGAATAAAGGTTTATAAAGAAAAAATATCAATAGATGACAAAATGATGCCTTTGTTTTTAAATGAATATAAAGCGATTTTTGAAAAAATTGAAGGCGAATGTTACGATTTAAAGCAAAATATTTTAGATGCTCAATGTTTAGCTGATTATGAAGTAATTAAAAAAAGAACTGAACTAAATTTATATCCTCAATTATTTTATTAAATTTGCACAAGTTGGTAGGACAATCGAATTTTTATAGTGTTACGTTAGTAAGTGTCTCCTACCCACCGAAAGCGTAGCACTTTTTTTTAACTTAAATTTATGGCAGACAACAAGAAAAGCTTTTTACTCTACTGCGATTTAATTCATACCGTTAAGAAGCTAACGGATGAGCAGGCAGGAAAGCTATTTAAACATACCCTAGAGTACGTTAACGACAAGGATCCTGTAACTGATGATATTATCACAGACCTATGCTTTGAACCTATCAGGCAGAGCTTAAAAAGAGATTTAAAGAAATACGAGAAAATTAGGCAAAAGAAAAGCGAAGCAGGTAAAAAAGGAATGGCCAAAAGATGGGGAAAAGATAACAGCGATAACAAGTGTTATAAACCTATAACAAAAATAACCGTTAGTGATAGTGTTAATGTA